TTGAGCGTGCTGTTGTCGGTTATAAGCGACTTCACACTTTGGATTAGTGTGAGCATATTCTTTAAGATGGTGAACATTTTCATGAGAACACCACCTTAATAATCGGGTTAAGCAGTACCCCCCCCCGAAAGTTTTTAGTGATTCTGGCATATACGGTTCAACACCTTCAATGGCGCAGATATAGTAACCTGTTGTATCGAGAGGATAGAGTTCACTATGATTAGACTTATATGCATGTGTCATATATCCACTATCTTCTGCAAGGTATAAGGTGCTACCGCTTGGTAACAATCTTACCTGGCAAGAAATCTGCGCACCAGTACTCCAACTTTCTAAAAAAGCTGTCCCAATATATGCGCCATTCCTATATTCGCAAAAGATGCTATCCCCATAATACCCACTGATATTAATCCTGCACCTTATCCGTTTATATTTATTTATTGCTTGTGCTACTGCTAAAGGTAAAGACTGTCCATGTGCCAAAGTGCCTGTCCATAGCATCTTATCTCGCATAGATAGATATCTGGACAATTCTTTTATATAGTCGGCTATAGCCTTGCTTTTAATTCCTAAATCCATTAATAGGTTTTTCATTTTTGCCCCTTTCTCGCTCCAAGAAAGGAGCGATATTTAAGCTATTCTTTGCCATACGTAGACGGTTAGATACGGAGGCATATTGTTGTGCGGTTGATTTCCACCTGCAGTATCAACTGCTTGATTATTTCGCCCTGCTGCACTTGAGGATATAATATATCCGCTAGATGGTGTTCCATCCCAATTTGTAAGGTAACTCATAGGATGGGAGTGCTTTGGCATTTCAGCAATGCTTAACGTATGCTCTGCCTCTCCACCTTCGCTACCAGCAGGATATATATCTCCTGCAGCTAACAAAAATTTATCCTTTACTCTTGTCCACGTTGAGTTTTTAAACATTAAATTCGGGTTGTAATCAGGGTTAGTCGTCTGGATAATATGTCCCGGAGGATAAATCCAGTCTATTAACCTAACCCCCCCCCACAGAAATTGAAGCAATCAATGCTTCAAGCTCTGCGTACTCTTCTTCGGTTATCGTATGATCTACGCCTGATACAGTGAGGCCTTTCTTTAAGACTGTATCCCAGTTACATACAAGGCCATCTATTTTAGCTTCCCCACCGAAGGTTACTCCTGTTCCACCCGCTCTACGAGACATTAGCACCTTACCTGTCAGCATTGTTGCTGTAACTGTTTCAATTTTGTCCGCAAGCACGGCAATGAATTCATAAGTGACTTCTGATGCATCAATGTTACGCTCAATAGACATATCGAATGACCATGCGTCTAATGGTATAACCTCGCTCGTATATGTTTCATCCGTAACGGCTCGATACATAAGTTTAAGCTGGCGTGTGTTTTGTTCTTCAACCGAAGACACTGCACCGGCTAAATTAATTATGACTTTTCCGGTCACTACATCCACATCCAGCGAAACAGATGGATAAATGTACTCTATAACCTTAATATTAACAGTGAAAACAGCGGAGGTTCTCCCTCGGGTATCCGTAACTACGGCACTTATAGGAAGGCTTTCGCCAGAGTTAGTAATTACTCCAGAAGTAAACTCTGTGCCAAGGTATGATATACCATCTACCGTGGTCTTACATGAAGCTATGGTTGAACCCTGTGCTCCGCTCGAAGCTACAGATACAAGAAGCTGCGAAAGATTTTGGACAAACCCCTCAAAGTTATCTTGTACTAGTTGCACCGCCTCTTCTACTTCAATTCCTGATATAGTAGGCACGATATCGTCCGGTACCGTAACTTTAAGCGTTGCAGTTGTACTTCCAACAAGAGTTCCGGAGCCGTTATAAGTGTAAACAGTAATAGTTACAGTTCCGCTTAGCGCAGAAGGTATCTGCTGCGCTAGTTCAATTGATGGCGTAAATGTAAATGACTTATTTGTAGTCTTTGTAGCCTGTATGTATCCCGAAGCATTCCCCATGCTATAGGCTATGATATGTTGCCATGTACCAGCATGAGGTTCGAGAGTTATAGTCACGCTCTCATCTCTAAGCAGGATTGCTGTCTTATTAAGTTTCGGCGCCGTTCTTGCGGATGATGGCACAGATGCCGTGAATGTCTTTGTAGACGACCCTATAAAGGTGCTACCGTTGTACGTGTCACATTCAATAGTAAACGTGCAAGACATATCATTTGGGATGTTTGCAATAAGTGACATTGCCACATTAAACACCTGTGAATTTCCCGCATTCGCATTAATAGTAACCCATGAACCACTATTGATTTTATAGTACAGTTTATTAGTGAATCCAGACGCCTTCTTTGGGCAGTTAATTGTGATGTTATTGCCGAAATATACAGAAGACGCGGATAGTGAAATATCTGTCTTTCGAGGAATTGTTGTTAGTGGCCATGAATCGCTGCCTGATACCGTTCCTTCATCATAGCCCCAGCCAGAAATGCTGATTGAGAATGATTTTGACCCATCATCTCCGTGATAAATAGTAGCTGTGCCTGTTGCGAGAACAACATCACCTTGAGCAGTTATATTTGAATAAGTTTTATTAGATAAAACTGTGCTTCCATTAATGACTACGCTATTAATTTTAAGTGCATTGGTGTACCACCAGTCACCGTTGTTAATGCCGATTGTATAGCTGATAACAGTGTAATTGCCCGCTACGTCCTGCCTACTTTGAACCCAGTCAACATAAAATCTTGAATCAGCAATATATCCCGTATATACTCTTCCACTTGTAGCCATATTAACCTCCTATCCACACGTCGTTGAGGTTATATCCTGCCCCGTTGACATATGCTCCCTTTCTCATGGCCCACTGGCTAAAGTAGGTTACTTGCTTTTCTACATTAACTGTGGGTGAGTTCACGCCTTTTGTGTTGATTTCTAATAGGGCGGACCCTGACTTGTCCACGAACTGATATGAATCGTTGTCCTGAACAGATTTGATATCACCATCTGATTTACCGATAACAAGTTCGCCATTTTCGAACGTCATATACGAATGAATGTTATCAATTGTTTGCTGCGTTACCTTAAATTTATCAGAAAGTATATCTACTTTTGTTTTCTCTGTAGCGACTTCGTCCTTTGTGGCATAAGTTTCTGAAATTTCTTTTTTAAAGCTTTCAGCAGAATCATTAACATGCAATTTTAAATCTTCTTCAGCAGCATTAATATTGTCTGACAGTTCATTTTGTACTGTTTGTAAATCGTCTGCCGTTACCAAGCTCCCCGATTGCAAGGATATTTCTTTGGCACGTATGCTTAATTCGTCAGTCTCGGCGTTATAATAAAGAGCCCCTGAACCGCCCATATTGAAGTTGCCAGTGGATATAATATCTTGCGCAAACAAATCCGTAACATTTATTTTATCAGCCGTAATACTTTGTGCTACTATGATTGAACCATCAAGAGCAAGTCTTTTAAGTTCCTCTGCGGTTAAGTTTGTCTGTTCTACAATTCCGTTGTTTAAAGCAAATAGTATTCCTGTATCACTTCCTGCATCACGAATAATAAGTCTGTCAGTTTTGATTGTACCTGCAGTGATGTTATCACCCACAATGTTCACACCAGTTAAATATTTTGAAAAGTTCCCAACTGCTGCATTAACATCATTTGCAAGAAAGTTTCCTATGACTAATAAATCTGTAATCCATGCAGCATCAATGTTAGCTTTATTAACATCAACTTTATCTGCATTCAGGTTTAAAATATCAGCAGTTAATACTTCTAACGATTCTATTTTTGCATACGCAAGATCTGCTTTATCTGCCGTCAAAAAGTCTGCTTCAAGTTCTGCCACATATGCACTTAGCGCTTTTAAGTCATCGATAGATGCTTTATTTGTATTTAGAATTGTTATTGCAGCATTTATAGCGACAATATTACTAGATACAACTTCTTTAAACTGTCCAACATCGGCCCTTACCGCAGTTAAATATTTAGCAACAACATTTAGCCTTTCGTCATAGTTCGCGGCTATTTCAAAATCACCTTTAGAGAAGTTTCCGTTTTTCTTTTCATCAACACAGATATAAATTTCATTTTCATAAAGCCACAAGTCCCCCTTTTCATAAGGAGGACTTGGTTGTTCCACAAATATTCTTACTTTTCCATCTTCTGCATCTTGTGTTGCATTTATCGTTGCTAATGCAACAGAAGTTTCCTTATCGTCTAAAAGTTCCCAAAGGTAATTTGTTTCATTTTTGGAAAATCTATATGAGTTTCCAGTCTCTGTGTCATAATAAAGGTCATTCACATGTATCTCTATATCTTCCCAATTGATAGTAGGAACATTATCAATACTGGGAACGCCTGCGCAAAAATATGCTTCTACCTTTCCATCAATTTGTTTTTCAATCTTAGAGATATCCCCAAGAGTCTTCTCAACAAAAACTTCTAGTTCTCTATTTACTTTTTGTAACTGATATAAATTGTCCTTTATTCCCTGCTTCAGATTTTCAAAAGAATACTTTCTCTCTAGTTCTTGGGCGGTTCTTACCCCACCTCTATCATTTTTAGGAGATGTCACTTTTACCACCTCACATTTCCATTACTATCAACCACAAATCCTAATTCCTTTAAGATTTCAACCATTTCTTTGTGCGAGATATCTTTTCTGTTGTTTAAGTACTCTACAATCTCATAGTTATATGTATTATCTGATGGATACTCTGTCTTAAATAAAATTAGCTTAGAGCCATAATCTGCGTCTAAGCTATTGATATAGTTAGCAACTTTTGTTTTCCTGCTGCCTGATATTGTTTTCCCGCTAGAGGTCTTGTCTGCCTTTATATCATTTAATCCTGATACATAGTTTCTATATGTAACCACATCACCTGCTGCAGCTTTTGCAATGCTAAACTTTTCAGGATGTTCATAAACCCAGTTGTATGCATTCTTAGATTCTTCACTAGCCTTATACTGTTTGTATGAAACCCCTATACTTTCTAAGTAGCTATATTTCTCCGGATTCTTTATGGCCCAATCAAATTCCTCATAACTTGCAAACTGATCATAATCTGTCATGTCTACCGCTTCTTTACGGGACACGATGTTATTGATCATAATGTTTTTCTTTGCTACAGGGAAATTTAGACCTGCAACATAGTCGAATTTTTCTTCTAATGTCTTTTTTTCTTTTAGCCCTTCTCTATACTTCCAATAGTCAGCTATAGGTATCTTCAAATCTTTATACTCTTGGATTTGCTTTTCTCCTAAAGGTTTTCTTTCGTTTTCGATATAATCTCTTGCATTTTCGTTAGCCCACTGTCCAAAAACTCCTGCTTGTATTACATTAAGTGGTGTTTTATCTACCGGGAATCTCAAATTCCCGCTGTCTGTATATGAGCCTGTTACAAGATTGTCATCGTCAAACATTGAAAGCCCTTGAGCAGTCTTTTTGATTTGGTTATATCCACCCGGCATTACATAGTATGGCGCAATTTCTGCCGCAGTTTTGAATCTAGATTTTTTATTACCGTATTCATCTTTCCCCGTAACCAATTCTTCAATAGGCAACGCAGACTGAATAGGAATACGTCCTCCAGTAAATGTACTTGTATATGGTAAATCTTCTATCAGTTCTAGGAAGCCTTCTTCTATATTATCTAAAACTGTATCCTCGCTTTCCTCATCATCGTCAAAACCAAGAGTTTTAATTAGTACATTTATAATATCGAAGGTTGGATTATATCCTGCGACCGCTTCAAAGGCCTTACCAAATAAATGCTGGAATACTGCAAGTTGTACGAAAGTTGATGTAATTTTAGCAGCTCTAACCGCGTTTCTTTGCCTTTGGTCTTTTATCTGTTCTGTACTTATGTTTGCTTCCTGTATAGTGTCGTAGAACTGGCTGTCCAACTGATTTCGCACTTCTAACTGGAACTTAGTAAATAAGCCTAGCATCTTAGAATTATATAAATGCGGCTGTTGGCCAAGTGATCTGTCACCTAAGATTCTCGAAGCCCATTTACCTGCTTCAATGTGTGCTTGTTCATCACCCATTCCTTTTCTTGTCAATTCGTTATACTTCGCTCTTATGATGAACTCCGAGGATATACTATCCACTCCACTCATCAAGCTATAGCCTGCATCAGAGATTACTTCAAAAGGTGTTCTAGTTAACTTCTGCGCCCCTTTACGCCTTATCATCGTTGGATCATTTTCTACAAAGCCGTCCGTCTTTCCATTAATAGAGTTAATTCTATTATAAATAGTTTGGGACAATGCTTTCATAGAATCATACTTATTAGTCTTTGCAAAAGCTTGTACTGCAGAAACAAGATTTGTTAATGATGATGACGGATTAAACCCAACCATATTCTTGCCTACCTGTGAGTTGATTGTATTTAAGGTCGTAATACCTCTTCTTCCTATAATGCCTTCAAGACCTCTATCCGCTAGAGAGGTTTTGCCAGCTAATACATTCGCTTGTTCATTTAGGAATTTTGCAAAGTTAGATAAATGAGCATCATATACTTGTTTAATTCTCTCTTCCGCTTCTTCCTCCGTCATTGTGTCCAGACCTTCAAGCCCATTTGCCTGTCCATACATATCAGCTACATAGTTTCTCAGTGCTCTTAAAATCTGTATATCATCAATGTGATAGATTTGATTTTTAGCACCTCCTAAATACCTCTCCATACCACCTATCAAGCTGTGAGACGTTCTAAGTCCCATACGTTTTTGTGCACTTGCAAAATACGGCTGTCCCGGTTTAAGTGCAGCTGTCATGCCATTAATATCTGTCGGAAGATCCTTCGCTCTAATGTCATTCGGGTTGAATGGTAATCCTATCTTAGAGAAAGTGTCATCCATTGCTCTAAAATGCAAGAAATAATTATCCCTTCTTGGAATCTCTGGGTATCCATTTCTCTTACGAGACTCGTTAATAGCCTCTAATGTTTCATCGTAAATCCTTCTTATTCTTGGATCAGTAGCTAGCTTCTTAATATTATTTCTAATTATTGCATCAGGGAAATCTAATGCAAGCTCCATATCTCCGTATTTAATAAAGTCTCCAGCATCATTCAAATAAAAACCTTCTCCATACATTTGAGCTGCTGCATCTTCTTTGGAGTTTGGCTTGATGTTATATTCTTTTGCAATTTGTGCCAACAATCCGTTTTTCCTGTCAGTAAACGAGTTTAACCACTTAATACCTTTTGATTCATTGAGGGCCGTTTTGTTGGTAGTTAGATCATTTAAAATCTGTCCTTCTTTATATCCTAATGTTTTCTCAATAAATCTCTGTGGTGTATTATCTACGGACGAAAACGTTGACTTACTCTTCGCTTTCGATAAAACATCATCAAGATTATATCCATGTTTATCAAAAGCATCTCGGATAGTATCCATATATCCTCTATGGATTTCTCTTCTCAATGTTCTTCCCGGCGTTTCAGGTTCTTCTTCATGTTCAACATCCTTAACAGGTGCTATATCCTCAACTGTTGCATTTTTTGCAACTGTTTCCATTTTGGAAATAGTTTCTTTTACAGGTGCAATATCATTCTTTAATTTAATATCGCTGCCGTATACTGCATAGCCTTTTACAGGAATCTTATTTTCGCCTGGTGCAGATAACGATAAGTTAATATCCGGATTATCTGTAGGATCTTCGTTAGTTACAAGCTTGATTTGATTGGAAGAAAAGGCTATATATGAATTGCCGCCCGTTCCTTCAAATGAGTTTTTATAGACAATGCCATCATATCCCTTACTCTGTAACAATTCTCTAAGTTTTTTATTAGAATCTTCCGTTGATCGTTTATATCCGCTATCTGTTCTAAGTGCCTTAATACCTTCTTCGTAGCTAATAATTCCTCTATTAAGCAATTCCTGAGCAAGTCTGTAGTCTGCATCCCAAGAGCCTAAATCTTCATCGAAAACAATAGGATTTGTAATATTCACATAGGCTTCCACTAATCTTGTTTTCTTTCCTCTGCCTACTCGGTCTCTTGCAGCAGTTTTAGTTCCAAAGTGCATACCAATATCGCCAGGTTTAAAGATATTAAATTGGCGATTAGTTCCATGATATACGGCTTTAATTCTGCCTTTTTTGTCCTTAACAACTGTATCTTTGAAGTATTCCTGCTGATCTTTTGTTAGTTCTCGGCCCTGGCTGTCAGATAAGGAAAATTTTGTATTGTTTTTTGTACCTTCTGCTGATATACTATTAGTAGCAGAACTGATGGTTGACCTCTGGCTATCGTTGTCGATAGGCACGCCAACACCGGTAGGTTCTGTTTTTTTATTGTCTTTAAAACCAAACTCGGAACCATCAGGCATCAATATTCTATGCACATGGTACTTGTTTTTTCCTCCTACCTTAACTACAGCTCCAACATATCCAATAGTTCCATTTATAACTACAGGAGCAGCTATTGTAACGGTATCAAACGCTCTTCCTTTATGATCTGCATGGCCTGAAATTATTTCGCCTCTCTTTAGAACTTGCGGTAATGCCTTGAAAGCTGCAAATTCTCCGTCAGTATATAAGTATTTCAAACTTCCTGTTACTAGCTTTTTATCTAATTCTATAAAGCCAAAATTTTGTCTTTCTATTCCACCTTTGAATTTTTTATCATATTCCGCAATAATAGATTCTGCTTTTTGCGTTCTGTTAAGATGGGAAATATCCTCATAGGTAGTATCCGCTACAGGTTGCATCTTTGAAATAACTTCTAAATTTTTACGAAGCTGTTCTTTTATCGAACTATCGTTATCACTCAAGCTAAACTTAACAACATCATTGTTTTTACTTGTGTCGCTGTCGGCCTCTGTAGCTAAATTAGAATCTACTTTGCCGGTAGTTGTCTTACTCATTTCCTTGTAGGCCTTGTCAAATCTTCTCTTAACCTGTTCAAGTTGACGAGCTTCTTTACTTCCGGCTGTTGCCATCTTATATACATGCTTGATATAGTCATATACTCTTTGGAATACATTAGGCTGCTTTGCAGATAAGTTATTGATAAACTGTTCATCGGTAAATAAATAATCACCAACGAGATCTGCCGTAACTTCATTTTCTACATTGGCATTTTTGCCTTCATATAACTTGCTGATCTGTTTAAATCTGCCGTCATAATCTCCTTTTGCTATAGCATATTCTTTTACAATATCCTGAAGGGCCTTATATTCATTAGTGCCTTCTAACAGATGCGTTGTTTCATGGCCTATAATGGTATTTATAGCCTTATCTGAATCTACATTGATTAAAACCTTTGCAGATCCATCTTTATCAACCCTTACAAGACCGTTTACAGTCCTTTCTTCTACGTCATAACCTAGTTCTTTAAGTTGCTCATTATTTACAAAGCCATACTTTGTACCGGAATCATTAGCAATCTTATTAGTGTACTCAAACAGATTGTGCATCTTTCTAGTGTTATTCATCTTAGAAGCTTTTGCACTTTCTACAAGTTCCTTTGTAATATCGCTGTCTGTTTCTGCTACTTCATAAGTAAATTCTTCTTTCTTTAGGGCCTCTTGTCTGTAGCTTTCCTGGAGGATCACATCCTTACTTAACAGACTCTTCAACTCATTAGCTCTATCGCCTCTGATTTGGTTGATTTCCGCCTCAATTTCAGCTTTTTTTGCTTCGTTAGTAATATTTGTTAGGCTTTGCTCTAACTCTCTTAAACGAGCCGTTTTTTCGCCTGATAGAGTGTTCTCGATAATATCAATACCGATATAACCGTTTCTTAGATCTTCCATTACTTCGGACTCAATCTTAGCAATTTCTTTCTTGCTTAATTCTGTCTTTGTAAAGTCTATTTCTCCTGCTTCTAAACGAGTCTGCACCTGCTGAGTAATGCTTTTCTTTTCAGAATCACTTAAATTACCAAAGGTTCTTTCTCTTTCTTCGATAATTCTATCAATCTGCTGCTTAACTGCTCTCTGCTTTTGAATCTCTGTAGTTCTATTAGTTATTTCTGCATTAACTACTGACTGTTCATTGTCTGTTAGCCCTGTTTCATAGTCTCTGCCGGATTTTACCGAATCATGTACCCTTTTAGCATTAAAGCTTCCACTAATTAAACCACCTGCCACAAACGCAGTTAAATAATTATCCAAAGCTTCATCACTCACAAGAAGTTCTTTCCATGTTGATTCATCCGCATAGGTTAGTTTTTTAGCAATATTTGATCCAATTTCAGTAAGAAGTTCTTCTGTCCCTTCTCCTGCCATATCGATCCCATACTGAGCAAGCGTTTTCACAGTTCTATTAGAGATTCTATTCAGTACAGTAGCCTTCGCTCCGTCTATAATCCCCTTGCCTTCAAATTTAAGGCCTCCGGCAAGTTTATTAAATATAATTTCTAATCCTGCATTGATGCCACCATATGTAACCGCTTCTCCGTAAGTTGCATCATTTTGAAACGCTTCTTCTGCAGAAGAACCAAAAGCACTCAAACCTGAAGTAACTTGCCAAGGAACACCCACTCTCTGTAATCCTGCAATTCCTGCCGTATGTGTTGCCATTTGAACAAATTCATCAGCCTTTTCACCTAGCAAGGAAACCTCTTCGTGGTTTCCTTTATTCAATGTATTGTTTGCAAGATTTAATACACTATTTAGAGGACTTACTTTATTTGCTAACTTATCAGCAACACCATACTCTTCCACAAGGTTTCTAGCGACAAATTTCGATGTTTTATCTGCAAAGCCATCTTTACCAAGTAACTTTGCAGCACCTCCAACAAGAGTTGCAGGTGCATCAATCAAAATATCTTCGCCTAAACCCGCTAAAGACTTATACCCATCTTCTGTAATGTTCTTTGTAGTTCCAATAAGAGTTTTTGTTACATCACCAAAATGGTAACCGTCATCAAAGAGTCCTGAGTTGAATATGCCTTTTTTCGAATCAGTTCTAACAGGTGCTATATCTTCTTCCTCTTCTTTTTCGGCTAATCTCGTTCTAATAGGTTCATCATTAAAAGTTATCTTACCATCAGATCCTACAATAAGATCTGCCTGCTTTTTCTTTTTCTTTTTTTGAGTATTGCTTACCCCTATGGATCCATCATCATTTACTTTTAATATTGCCATTCTGCACCTCCGCTACCTAAACGCATTAGCTACACTATTCGCAACATTCTTTCCTGCCTTTAACGCTTTTACTGTACTACTTGGAATTGAAATATACTCATTCTGTCTACCTTCCCAATAATAGTATTTTCCGTCTGAAGTTTGCCATACGTTTTGAGTTACGCCATTGTTTTCGATAGTAATACCGGTCTTAGATAGTTTTTTACCGCCTACATTGTTTGGCTGATATTTTACGCCGTTTTTGTCGGTTGTATTAAAAGTACCATACTGAACGTCTGGGTTAATATCTCCGCTATAGTAATCTGTATGTACAGCAGTTCCTGAGCCACCTATACTATAATAACCGCCAGAAGAGCCAATAGAAGACGCCTTTCTTGCAGCTAATGCTAACTCCTCCTGCTGTAGTTTTAATGACTCATTATATTGTCTAACCTCTTCTGCAAGAGCATTTTCTTGATTGATTTGGTCAAGAACATCTTGCATTCTATCATAATAGGTTTTATCTATTGCCTGCTTTTGATTTGCCTTTTCAATTAACAAGGAATTCTCGTACTGGAAGCCTTGTAATGATAATTCAAGTTGGGCTTTTAATGCGTTGTATGCCTGCTCTGCGAGGACTGCATTATTTTTCATCATTGCATCCTTAATCATGTTATCATAATTCATTACTGCAAGATTGTAACCTTCTCTTGAAGATGCAATTCTGTTTTGATATGTATTAAACATTGCAACCTGGCTTGATTCGCCAAATCCGCCACCCATCATTCCTGCGGCTGCTTGCTGTTCTGCATTCACACCATATTGGTTAGCTTTCTTTTGATAATCAACATATGCTCCTTGCTGTTCTCTTATATAATCTTTCTTAGCTTGTTCTTTCTTCTGATTTACCTGGTCAATTGCAAATTGAGTCTGTTCTTGCTGTATAACCTTTTGCTGTTCCGCATAATCCTTGGCAGCATTTATTTGGTCCTGGTAATACTTTTGAGAATTACCTATCATACTGTCATATAGAGTATCATTCTCCTTTATGGCAGCTTTTTTCTGTTCCTCTATGTCTTGGAATCTTTTGTCATCATAATTTATTTCGTAGGCCATATTAACCTCCTATCTCTTAATGTATCCTCCAACATAGCATTCCAAGCTTACTCTTTCCAAGGAAAATCTTTTATTGGAGAAAAACTTTATTTGTAAATCCTTAAATTTTTTCTTTTTAATTCTACCAACGAAATAATCTTCTATGGATTCATATTTTCCTACTGGCTCCCATTCGCTATCGTTGGTTTTTACATAGATGTTTATGTTTCCGGTCGCCTCTACTACACAACCCTTTTTGTTTGTAGTTTTTAGAAATTGATAATTATCAAATCGATCAATTGGTGTTGTCCAAAAACTTTCAACAGCTGCTTCATGGTCAGTTAATGTATAAATACCATCTTCTGCTCCTATGTACAACATTCCATTGATTACCTTTGCACAAATTACTTCTTTCTCCAATTCCCAGTAGAACCACTCATATTCATAATGATCAACATTGGAAAACATTGCTCTCGAATCAGCAAGATAGACTTTATTATCAATAAACGCAAGTAGATATCCATTCCACTCTACAAGTTGCATATCTTGATATCTAGGTTCTTTTACCAATTTAGTATCAACAAGTGTACTCCTATGAGCTACCGCTTTTTCCTTTGTAATTTCCCCATTAAGTCCTTCAAGGCCTCTTTCACTAAAGAATACGATATCATCATTAAAGTTAATCCCACTTCCTACACAACCTGTTGCAATGTTTGACTGTATTGTCGGATATATCTTCCCATACTCCCCATCAACTATTGGTTGATGCAAGAATATGCTCGTCTTTGCTTGGGATGGCTCTTTTAATACGATTAAGGCATCGTTACCCGCCACTATACTTTTAATGCGTGATAGATCCATTCCTTCGACATAATAGTCTTGGTCACTGCAATACGATGGGTCATTTAAACTGCTATGCCACAAAGTGTTTGGGTAATTTTGATTTCCTGCGAAAAATATACGATTATCAAAACTTTCTAGTAGCGTACACTTTTTTATCATATTTTGATGCTCGGGAACCGTTTTTCTAAACTTAATCACTACATTATCTTGCCCGTCGGTATATGGTTCTGGCGGCGCTGTATCAAACTTAATTACTCCCTCTGCTGGATTAAATGTAAATGTTGTCACCAGTTCTCCATTGACTGTAATTTCCGGGACATAATCTTCATCGATTTTTTGAGCGTCTAGATGATATTCTTTCTCTTTTCCATCAGCTAAAAAAGAGTTTTTACGGAAAGAAGATAGAATATTAACATCTTGATATATACTTCCTCCTCCAAGAGGTCTTCTTGCAATCGATGTTGTTGGTACATATCCAATAACTTCTTCAGCTGTTTCACCGTCATATACTAGGTAATTAAGTCCATCTTTAAAGAAAAACTTTTCATTAAAAATAAAGCTTTGGCTTTGTAAAGGATTTAAACCTTCATAGACAACTTCTCGCTCTCCTGCTTCAAGTTTGTACAATTTCGTACCGCTATGTACAAGTAACATTTCCCTATCATTTACTTTATATTCAAAAATTCCATATACTTTATTTTCAAAATTATGCTTTAACTCTAGCCCCGGTCTTGTTCTTATACTTTCCACCTCAGTATAGTCTTTCCACATATTTAAACTATCTGGGCTTCTTGATATGTTTATTTCCTTTCCTCTAAAATCTACTCCCCTAAAAGGTCCATAGATTCTCGTAACTAAATCTCCGCTGGCCATATTAAGCCTCCTCTATGTATATCATACCTACTGAATATCTAGGGTCTAACATCTGTTTCATGGATTCATACTTTTCAGCATATATCTTGCCGTACTGACTCGATACATCATTCTTTAACAAGTCTGCAGCTACGCCATACGGCATAATCCCTAGTGCGTCTTCTGATAACTCGAATGTGTACTCCTCATCTTTTGTTTCGTATGTAATGCGTTTTGGGTATTTATAATACTTTAACTTCAGTGTTCCTTCGCACGGCGCTTCAATGATACTTTCGAACATATCGATTTCTTTTTCTTCTCCGTTTTTATCCAAAAATATTACGCTGTGCAGTTGAAAGAAGTTTTCCAAATCTCTCATATCAAATATTAAGTTTTCTTTGTATATATCTTTATTAATTCTTGCCGGTATTCTCTTAATTCTGGCCAGTTCTAGCATTATCAAGTTGATAACACTATTTAACTTTTTTTCAATGTCTAAATCCTCTGTTAATTTGTCCGCATCTTCACTTATCTCTTCAATTAAGCGTAATACCTCTTTTTTCATTTCAAGAAGTTTCATTGCCTATTCTCCTTTTAAGATACTCATTAAATTAACTGCTTCATCTACAGTGCACAGTTTATATTCTGGAATTACAAAACCTGTTCCCTGTACATATACAAGCAGCTGTCCTTTTTCAAGTTTAACTTCCATATAGGATTTTTCCTTAACTTTTAAGCCATTATTTCTTTCGTACTCTTTTTCAAGTCTCGTAACTAATACCGAGTTTTCAATCTTCTGTCTAATATGTACGCGGTACCCTTCTTCATAATCGCAATCATCACACAGGTCTATATCTTCTCCGTCAAAAATAAAGCCCCCGTAAAAGTTAACATTAGGAGTGATTAAATACTTTTCTAGTTTTTTAATTTTCTTCATACTAATTTTTCCTTTCATAAACATATTTTCCGGAGTTGCACCGAATATAACTCTTAATATGACAAAAAAGGGAGTTGTAAAAACTCCCTTAATCTTTGTTTTAGTATAAAACTGATGCCTTAACCGCCACATTTTCTGGAACAACTTTTACAGTTCCATCAGTGTTTGCGTATCTTGCGGATTCAATTCTTAACAACGCTAAATCCCCAGCTGCTAAATTAACCTTAACATCAGAAGAAGCCGCAGCATAATGTCCTTTTGTAGGCGCTTTAAGCGTTACATCATATGCTGTATTTGCACTTGTGTTCTGAAGCACCACAACAAGATACTCTTCAGTAACCTTTGGTAACTCAAATACCATTCCATCTCCTGCACTAGTAGCTGCTTCAGGTATAAACTTTGTGATTTCATTTACCGGAGTCTTAACCGGTGTTAATAACTTTTCTGCCATAATCTAACCTCCTAGTGTGCCTTGATTACATATAATTCCTTAGGTCTTACTAACTTTGCGCCATATACATGTAATCCCTTAATGATGTCAGCAAAACCTTTTTCTTTTCTTGCTGTTTCAACTTTGTTAATCTGTCCAGCGAATGCAATAGCTTTCTTTGTTCTAACCATTTCGTAATGGTCTGTACCATCACTCCATAAGTTATTTGACATTCTTAGATATGTATTTGCATACTTACCAACTGCACCTCTCTTAACATATTCCACATTGTCTGTGAAGAGTTCTGCAAGTTCTCCTCTAATACCTACAATATGTTCAGGTGTTAAGTCTGCATAAAGCTCTGTTGTCGCAGGTACATTGTTATTATATAGTGCGATATGTGCTGCATCGATAGGTGCCAGCATGTTTGTTAAGGTACTAATGTCTGTAGATGCAGACATCATATTTTTGTTAGCATACTGCGCCTGCTTTCCTACAAAAGCATCAGCAGATTCAGCTAAAGCAGCCTTTGATTCATCAAACTGTGTTTCAAGGTAACCCTTAATGCTCTGTGCCTCATCAATATCATCTACTTCAAATGCAAACGCATCTGATTCTGTGATATCTAAGTACTGTGAGTTGTTACCTAAATTTTCAATTACTAAATCTTTACCAGGTGTATACTTCTGAATTGTCG